TGTTTTTCTCAAGAAAATTATTAGAGAAGTAATTGTCCGAATGATAATTAATTATTGTAATTATCTTAATGTCTGAGAAAACAGTGTATCTTCTGTATCATAATCTCTGCTTACGGCAATTCTCTTGCTTCTAGAGGTGTGAGTCGCAATCAGTTTTGTAGTCAGTTTGTTTACCTCAGTGGTATATTGCGTATCAAAATATGTTGCTTTTTCTGTGTTGTTTTTTTGTGCATACCATTTTGATAATGCATAGTATAATGCTGCAGAACATGCAGTCCTCAAGTCAATTCCAATCAGTGGCAACTGTTCTGCAAAAGAAAACAATTCATTATCAATTTGGGAATCAGCTGAATGTCCCAACAAGTTGATTGTAGAATCGTCTTGGTCATCTGTAATGTTGGTTATTGACTTGAAATCAGCTGCAACAAAATAAATAAAATCCTTGTCAGTGGCCATGATTCTTATGACATTCTCCTTCCTTTGAGAATTAATGACAAGTCAGCATACTGGTGGCTTGCATACAATCCTGCACTGTGAATTTTGAAATGCTCTGCCAAGTCAGATGTCTCTACATCATGCAATGCAGTCTTGCTTTTCTTTCCAATTCTCAGAGGGGTTGTATCAGGTTGTGCCATTATCATGTTTATTCTAAATAAAAAATAAAAAAAGAAATGTTTTGGTTTTCCTTTGATTAGCCTATGGTTGGTGCATTTACTGCAACGTTTGGATTGCCAACAATTGCTCTGACATCATCAAGTGTTGATGGTTCAGTCTCTGCAGAATCACCAGAGGTTGTCAAGTCAATAGCCTCCTTGAATCCATATCTTGAAGGATTCATCAAGAGATATTGGACATAGTCTCTGACTATACCTAGATCAGCATTGTTTCTTGGCTCTCTCCACTGTTCAGTCTGTTTTGGGCCGTTTCCTTTGAGGAATGCTTGACTTGATACAAAGTAGACTGTTCCCAGTGGGACCATTGGATCTACTGCTGCCATGACTCCTGGTACCTTTGGAAGTGGCACGATTCCCTGCAATTGGGCATCATGTTTTATGTCTCCGTTCTCAACATGTGAGTTGGATTCATATCTTTCAAAGTCTACTGGGTTCCATGCAGTCCAGTTGATTCTTGTTTGTGTAGAAGTCCAGTGTGTTCTAATCTTTGATACGATTTCTCGTTTTGGATTTGCCACATGAGATCCACCAGTGTTCTTTTCTTCCATGTCTGAAAGTCCTGAACCTGCTGTGAGTTTTGTCAACTCAAACAAGGCTTGTCCGTTTCTTGCCTCAACCAAAGCTCTTTGAGATTCGGTCATGTCGACATTGATTGGGTCAATTACTCCTTTCATTCTGTCTTCACTTGGGTGGAAGAATGGTGCTGCGTTGTAAGTAAGATCAAAGTGATCCTCACCATACTTTACGTTAGTAAAGTCAACTTCTTGAAGTGGTTTGACACCTAGTTGTGCCTTGAATGCATCTCTTTCTGGAATTCTTGCAGTAAGATTTGGAACATTAACATCCCTTGCAATAAGATGCAAAGAATACCATTCGTCAGGAAGTCCTACCAATTCTCTCATCAGAGTGAATTGATTGATGTGATCGATAGAGCTGTCATTTAGTGCTGCATTGAACTGTTTGCTAGCGTATAGCTGTCTGTTCAGTGAAGCATTCATTTGAGCTTTGTAGGTTTTGTCTTTTTGAGGAATGATTCTACCAATTTTGGCATAAGTTGGGTCATGTGATTTGAGGTTAATCTCAATTTGATCACCCTCATACAATGCTCCATTCTTTGGCCAGTATGTGTAGAGTTTGGTATCGTTCCTCATCTAGACCGAGCCTCCTAACTTTACAATGATTACGTCGTTTGCAGCACATCTTGTACCGAGTCTTTCTCCGGGTTTTTTCATGTATTTGCCAACTACTAGGTCAGCTTCTACATCTCCAGCAACAGCAGCAATTGCTTGACTGCTGGCGTTAACCTTGATTGGTGCTCCAGGGGCTATCGCTCCACCGGCAATCACAGTTACCTCAGATCCTACTCCTGCAACCTGAATCTCTATGGCACCATTTGCACCGCCAGTGTTGTTTCCTGGTTCTAATGCAACATAGACACCGTTTAGATTGTTTTCAGCTTGCATTCGGTCAATATTACCAGCACCATCGGTTCTGGCAAATTCACCTTGTGCAATGTTTTCAGCAGCCCCAACAGGCATATTGATGACAAAATGCTTTGTTGGATGGACTACTTCTCCTGCTACGAAGGTCATTGTGTTCCTTTCTCCATTAGTTCGTCAAAGTCCATAGAATCCACTGATGCGTCAAATGATGCATATTGGGAAAAGTCCTCAGAATCTGAAGATACTGAACCCAGGTATGGTGCACTTGGCATACCGGTAGAGGTGCTATGTTGCTTTAACTTGGCTTCAAAGGGTTTTACAACTTGATGAATTGTGTTTAATTCATCAATTGATGCTTTCATTAATCGTGATTTGGTTTCAGGAACCTTGTCAGAAGTAATTACACCTGCAGACAGTTGGGAAGAAACAATCTTTTCAACAACTGGGGTTTTTTCCAAAACCTCAATTCTTGCTTTGAGTGCTTTCTTTTCCTCATCTTCGTCTGTGGTAGCAGTTGATTCTTTCTTTTCAGAATCTTCGTCTGTGCCTTTACGGCTCTTGGAAGAATCCTTGTTTTCCTCTCTATCCTCTTCACTAGATTTTTTGGCATCGTCTTGTAATTTTTTAAGTTCTTCTTGAGTTGCTTTTAGAGATTTTTTGGCCTCTTCAAGCTCCTTTCGAAGTTCTTCTTCACTAGCCATTTGGTTTTTGGAAGTGATTTTATCGTTATGAGAAGTGTTTACGGGTTGACTGGAACTATTGTCCTCTTGTTTTTCCTTCTTTGGTAGTTTTATTCTATCCTCTGTAATGGGTCCAACGTTGTCAATTGCCGCATTGAACTTTGCAAGCTCTAGCTGACATGCCTTTGTTGTTCCATCACAGAATGAGGAGATTGCTGCATCATCATCAAATGCAGGCTCGTCTACAAATGCGTAATGTAATCCTTCATAATCATGAACTACATCAATTGTTTTTCCTTCAGTTGTCTGTATCTGCTCTACGGCATCTTCTTTTGGCCATATTGATGGGCTTATCCATTGTATCTCCTTTGATCTTATTTTTGCAGATATCTCATCATCAATCATTAAAGACATCTGCCAGTGCTTTCTTGTTGCAATGTCAGAGCCTACTGCGATGATACTTGCTGCCCTGTAAAGCTCCTGAATCTGCAGGGATTTTTCCTTTGTTGTTGCTCCGGTATGGTCCCTCTTTCCATTCTCAGGATTGATGTAATGGATTCCGGGTCTGCCGATAAACGACGTTAAGTTAGAAATGTTGGCCTCGTGTGTAGCCTGCCAATTATTCAGGTTGATTTTATCTGAAATCAGAAATGATTTGATGTAGGTTCCTGGGACTCCGTTGAATTCCTCAAATATCTCAAATGGTTCAAATGAAGCGAAATATTGCAATGTTGGAATTGTCTGGGATAATCTAATGAGAAGTATTGTTTAGTGGTAATCGTGATTGACTGTCACACCGACGTATGATTTCTTTTTGTTATGATTCTTGCATTTACAATTAGGATCAGTGCATTTACTTGTCAATCTTCTCAATCCCTATCTTGATTGTAACACGTAATCCTATTTTTCCTAGTTGTTGGTTTAGTTGATTCAGTTTGTATCTTGAATCAGATGTATTTTTAGATTCAACAGAAATGCATGATGCCAATAACTTCCCATATTGTTTTTTTAGAAAATCATGTTTTGTCTTTGATTCTTTTTGTTGTGTGTTCATTAGATTTTATTCTCCATGTTGAATGGTTTACCATTCTCGTCTGTGAATCTAATTCCATTTCCTCCTTGATTCCTTGGTTCATCAGGATCCACTTTATCTGCAAACTCGTCAATATTGAGTAGTTCACCGATTGCCTCGTCTGTGAGGTTTATCTTCTGCAACAGTTTCATGACAGCATCAACATTGTCCTGGAAGCCTTCAATTTTTAGTGGCTCAAAGACTGCCTCTATCTTGTATTTCTTGTAGAGTTTGTGGTCCCTTCCATATATTGCCCTGAAGTTGGGCATGTACCACTGCTTTTTGATTTCGTTTGATATCCATTCTTGTATTGCAGCTGCAGGTCCATCCATGAAGAGTCTTATCTTTCCAATCAGTGTTGCACGGTTGGAGTCCTTCTCCTGTGCAAATACTGCCTGTGGCATTCCTGTCTGGGCAATATTGTGTCTGATCAAAAAGTCTGCTAATTGTACCAGTTCTGCAATCTTTGGGTTCAGGTCGTGCTGCTCGATTCTTACATCCTCGGGTATTTCCATGATGCCGTTCCATCTTCCCTCTCTGATCTGTGCAAGAATTTGGTTGAGCTCTTCTTGTTTTTCTGAAGGGGTTGTTCCCTGTGGTTTTACTATAATGAATCCGTCACCGGACCAGATGTGCTTTGTAATTGTTGGAAAGTCAACCTCAATCATCTGCTTTAGTGAACGTGATGCGCCAATCATAGACTGCATTGCAGAAAATCCATAGTGAAGTCCGTTGTATACCGGATTGTTGGAACCGTGCTCCATGTAGATCATTTCCTGTGGTGTAATCTGTTGGGATGTGAATCTCATCTGGACTGATTTCAACTTCCATGATTCCTGATCAATCTCAACAATTCCCATGTCTCTGGGATTGATTACCTTCAGTACGTTTGGTATTCCTCTTACGACATTCCCGTCACCGAGTTTGATTGGGGATGTAAACTCCTTGAGTATCATTGAGCGTCCGTACACCATTGCATTTTTTGCAAGTGCGACAAACTTTGTCTGGATTGTAGAGTCTAGGAAATCGTCAATTTCATCGTCAGGGTCCGATACTGCCTCATCTACCAGTAATAGATTGTCAATTATTTCCTGATCCTTTTCGATTTCTTCCTGCTGTTTTTGCTCGTCACCAAACTCTTCGGGATTTCTTAGCTTTAGTACTGGTTTGATGCCTCGTGAGAATACCAATTCAATTATCCTGTCGATTATTCTTCCAGCTATAGAGTTTGCATAGATATCCTGCAGTACCATGTAATCCAGGTCTTGGTATGGATTCATGAAAAATTTTGGAAAGATTTTCTTCTCGGCGTTTATCTTTATTGTAGCTGCAGTCATTGGTTTTCTTTCTGTGGCACGAGGAGAATTGTATGGTATTACCGTGTATTTGGGGATATGTGTTCTCAGAACTTCAGGGGAATACTTTTGGAATGATCCGGTTGTGTAATCGGTTGGCTCTTCAGCTGAATTTAAGACTCCTGCAGCATGGTAAGGTCTTGGTTTTTTCTTTTCCTCGGGTTTTTTGCTTGATAACGGGTAAAGTTTAGGTTTAGGAATATCGGTGGAACTATTTTGTTTTTTCTTTGTTGAAGGGGATGATTTCTTTTTTGTTTTTGTCAAATAATGATTTGATTGGATTAATCATTAAGAGAAGTATTGACGGGTTTTAATTGAATCCGATTCCCGTATTTCTCATCGGCATGTAGTTGAATTGTTGTGCAACCTGTCCTATGACATGACCTGAATCTTTTCCTTGTTGGAGGTATTTTCTTGCTGCAAAACAATTCATGAGTAATGCCTTTGTGAGGTTGTCTTTTTCATCACCTGGTGCATAATAGTCAATATTTCCTGCCTCGGATTTATGTTCAGAATATATTGCCATCTGTGATTCTAATTCCTTCATTGTCTTTGATGGGTTGTCCGGGAAGAGTACCTGATGATTTTTCTTTAATACCACCATGAACTGAGTCATCTCTATTTTGTCCATTACTTCTATTCTTTCTATATCATCTGGCTCTTTGAGGTTCTTTTGGGTATTGATTATTCTAATAGGTAAGTGATGTTCTCTTTTGAGTTCTGAGATAAAGTGTTGTCCTGTTAATTGGTCGATGAATGTGTTTCCCCATCTAATCTGATTGAACAGTTTGGCAATCTTGTATGGTATCTCATTAATCATATCCCTTGACCACTGTCTTGCAAGTTTTACATATACTTGTCTTAGTTCAGTGTCTATTTCTACTCCTACCAAACCTATTGCATTTCGATGCTTGGAGTGAGCTATTGCTGCAAGTGAGAGAAGATTATCATTTGTCTTCATTTTAGTCTCTCCTGTTCCTCTATGAATAAGCGAATTATGTTACAGCAGTGTAGTCCTGCAACAAACAGATCATCATGTTGCCCCCGATGAGCCTTGTAGTTTACAGAACCTGAAGGAGTTGGTACTGATACAATTGTTGGTATCTGATCAATGAATGCCTGCATATCTCCAGTAGGATTATTTGGAAACTCCATCATTCCCTCATCGAGTTTTTGTTTAAACCAGTTTGCAATGAATCCCTTATCTACTGCGTATCCTTTTTGTCTTGTCTTGGCAGTTAGTTCTCCTGACATTGTTACACCATGAATGTAATTGAGTTTGTATTTTTGATGAAATAGTTTCAGTATATCTTTGCCGTTGTTGTTGGTTTCCATTCCCATAAAGTTTGGTTTAACTCTCTTCTTGATTTCTTTTAGATACATTGCAACGTTCTGGAAAGAGTCTTTCTTGAACTGTTTTGCAAGTCTCCATCTAATCTTGTATTTGTTGATATCAAATTCTGCTCCTATTATTGCAAAAGGATCATTTCTAATGTCATAATCATCATTGAATGGTGATACCTTTCCTGCGGGATCTGACATTACTACCTTAAGACCAATCATCTTTTTCCTCTTCTATGTAACCGTCGTCTTCTTCTTCTTCATCATCATCATCATCTGATTCATCATCTTCACTATTCCATTCTCTAAATGATGCCCTGTCATCATCGGTAATTTTACCTAAGATGGAATCCTCACCAATCGTAGCCTCACAAAGATATTCCTGATTAGGATCAACATCATTTGAGTTTAGCATTTCAAGAATCTGTTCTCGTGTGTAGAGATTACCTTCGGTTCTCCAAATGGTATATTGTAGTTTGATGTATTTTGAATCCTTGTCAATTGAAATCTTGTAAAATTGTTTGATTGGTCCCTTGAATGTAGATACCAAGAACAGATCCGCACCATTGGTATCAACTATAGGTATGATACTGTTGAATACAGGTTTGTCATCTACCAATTTCCATTTGGCAGATTCATCCATGTAGATACAGGCGTATTTTGTGTCTCCAGTTATTGCCTCTTCTGCTGCGGCAAATGCCCAAACTGTAGTATCGTTGGCAATTTTCATACATGTGCCTTCTTTTGTGGCTTTGATCTCCTGAGTTACGACTTTTTTGATATGTATGAATAATCTGTAATATCTTCTCAGATCTTTTCTTGCCAGTGCCCCGTTTGTGGCAGCCATTATCCCTACATTGGAGTTGGCATATCTTGAGAAAGTAAAATGGAAGATTAATCTCAGTACTATTTCGGTAAATCCCATTTGCCTTCCCTTGGATATGTGGAACTTGTGTGAGATTCTGTCCCAGTCTTCCTGGGTTATTCCTCCGGGTTTTGTTACTGCCTTGATTATCTCTGCAACAAACTCTAGTTGGTATGGTGTAGGGGGCATTTCCTTTTTTGTTGCAGGATGTCTTGGTAGTCCTGCAACATGTGTTGTACAACAAAAATCATTCCAATACTCATGGTTTGTCTCATGTTTGTGATCATCACCACACCAGAATGGCAGTGATTTCATTATCTGTAAAATTTGTTGTACAGATAACTCATCGCCATCATTATTGTTTGATTGTGACTGTTGTTGTTTCTCTAATGTATCTAATATGCTCTCAAGTTTGTTGCTCAGAGTTTTTCACCAATTGTTTTATTCTAACGTAAGTTGGACCCTCGGCAATCAGACGATTGTGTTTTATTCTCGCATCTATGATTGCCCTGTGAATGTCCATCTTTTCATTGAAATCTTGTGCCTGATTCTTTAGGTTGGTCAGTTCTGAGATTTCTTTTGTTACTGCTAATACGTTACTACGGAATAATGATAACATAGCCCTCTTAGGAAAATTATGAAACCATTCCTCTACTTCTTCCTCTGCATCTTTGATGATATTGTAAACTTGTGCCCTACTTAGTTGAAACTCCTCCTGGATTTGCTCTACTGTTATTCCTGTAGATATCTTTGCCAGTATTATCTCATTTCTTAATGATATTCTCTGTGCTCTTGTAAGATTTTGTCTAGTTTCTTGTGCCTGTATTCTAGCAATTTGTCTAATTTCTGGCTCCAATAATTAGAATCGAGTTGGGTGCTCATTTTAGAACTATTACAGGAATAATTTTGGTACCTTCTCCATGTGAGTTGATACTTCCCGTCGGTCATACCCTGCTAGCACGCTCATTTATCATAGAGAAGGACTAATTGTGATTCCATAACTGGATGATTTGAGAACTATTAGTGGAAAAATAAGAAAGTCATTAGAGTGATTCCCCGGTACTCCAGTGTCACTCCTGAGCGTTGTCCCTACTCCGCACCAAGGGATCGTGACTGGGAAAC